ATTGCACATCATTAATCAAAACAAAATTATTACCAGTACTAATATCCCAATAAACAGCTATTTTATAATCAGTACCAGTAGTTGGCGCCCAAACACCTAAATTTATACTAGCAATAGATACGTCTGAACTATCTCTAATATCCAATTGTAAATTGCCAGAAGTGGCTTTATGTGTTAATTGAATTTGGTTTGTACTATCGCCGTCAGCCTTTGCTATACAAAGATATACTTTATCGGCAGCAGGCGTTGCAGAATAATTTGGTTTAGATGTAAATATTACATTTCCAATTTGCTGACTATCGGCATTAGACGTTGCGGAATAGTCAACATAACGCGCATCACTATGTGCTAGATCAAGATAACCGGCAGCAATAGCCGCTCCACCGATTGCTGTACCTGCGGCCGAACCGGCTGCAAATTCGGCATTAATGGATGTTGCATAAGATGCATATAATGTTAAAAATTCATTGTACGGCGTGATTGGCCATCCGGTTGTGTAATCATAAGCGAGCACTGCGCTAACTGTTCCTAATAAATTTATAGCTGTTACATGTGCGTCATAATTTTGCTGTAAGATCCAATAAAATTCATCCAAACTATTAATAATGCCCGTGAATTGTACAACTGTGCTTAGCGGTACAGGATTACCGATAATATCGGTTATATAATATGACCCTAATAATGCTGCATTTCTAACCGCGTAGTCGTTTTGATCTTTCCAACCACCATAATACGAAAGAGAAGATTGATAGATTATTCCAGTTATGATAACGCCTGCATCTCGCACCATTGTTGCGTAGGTAGTTAATAATGTAATTTGATAAGCCTTAGCTGATGACAAAGTCATATTATAAGCAAGCCACGCTGCATCATAAATGGCTTTTTTGCTAATATAGATATCGCCATCTGCCCAAGGAACAGTGCCAACAACCATAGATTCATCAACTAACTTCCAAGCCCTTTTTACTGTTGGGATATAATATTGACTTATAGAGCCAACTGGTAATGCATAAGTTGGCTCCTGCGTAGATATCCACCATGCAGAATCATATATGCCTATATTTCCGTTAATATCAATAATTTCTATTTTACTTTCTGTTGTATGAATAAATTCGCTCATATACATCACCTATAATTTAATATATAAATTTTTATAAACAGTTGGCTGCATATTTAAATGTGCTGCGCCACTACCAGAACTTTGAATACCTATGCCAGTCCCGCTGGGAGATGTTGCGACGGGGGTAGTACCACTTTCAGGCATATAAAAATTAGTACTACCACCACTACCGTTTATCCCGCGTGGTGTATTGACAGGAAATGCGGAACTATGGGCGTGCGAAGGATCGCTAACGCCGTGTCCATGCGCTGCATTCATTGATGGATCAGTTAAAACGGCGGTCTTGGAGCCTTCAACTTGCCCTATTCTCAAAGTATCATTAATGTCATGCGCGGCTAAAACTCTTCTAAATGAATCAGGAATAGTTATTTGCTTATGCGCTGTCCAATCTGCGTTTGCCGATGCTCCGCGCCCTCCAATTACTGGACAATCTGCATCAACACGACCATTCCAATATAACTTAAATAACGCCTCACAATCTGCATTAGCTCTGATACTATTAGTTGGAATTGATGTAGCATCACCAATGCGTGTTTTTGTATTATCGTTAATCCAAATCCAACCCGATCTATTTCCAGTCGCATCAGTAATAATATTGTCTCCGGTATCAAATACTTGATCTTCATATTTATGCGAATATAATTCAAAACAATTAGTATATGAGTTATAAATAACTTCATTAATTTGACCGCCAACTATATCTCCAGCTCCTAATTCAGTAATGCTATCTTCTTTTTTAATTTGTACAGTACCAAGACCGGCAACGGTTATATCAGATGCGCCAGTATTTTCATTTAATGCTCTAAATCTAACTGACATACCCTCTTGATATGCTAATGGCATCTGCATAGCACCAACTGGCGCTAAAGTATAATGATTAGCCGTTCCTGTATCAGTATAAAAATTCCCAACAGCAACATAAATTGCAGTAGCTTTTGCTAATTGGAAATTATCTGCTTCATCCAATGTTTGTCCTGACGTACCTACTAAATTTTTTTCTTCAGATGCCATTGAATTGCAATCTTGATAATAAAATTTAGCGCCTATAGCTTTTGTCGCAATATCTCTCATATTTCACCTATACAATACAATATGGACAATCTTCAAAAAATATGTCCGGTGTTAATTCATATTCAAATATTAGTTTTACATTTGCAGGCTTTAGATGTTCAAATAGACAAATGACCACATTAGTATCATCACTAAAAGTAAAATCAAATGTACAATCAAAAACATCTTCAGGCGCATACATATGCAAAAATTCAATAATCATCACAAATCTTGCTTCTTTATCCGTATAAAAAAAGAAATCTAAATCATAATCAAATCCACTGTCTTCTATTGGATGAATTATTCGTATGTCATAACCAAATAATTTTGCTAAATCTATCCAATCTTGTTCGGTTAATAAATTCATTTTTGCAAACTTAGCTACAATTTGTTTGCGGCGTATTTCTATGGGTTGATTAGTATTAAAACAATCATCCGGTATTCCTAATGCCCTCTCCCATTCCTGTATTAAATTCGTTGTTGTATCTAATTTATGCTCATAAGATAATTCATAAAGCTTGTCTTGTTCTCTAGTTAATTCATGCGCCAAAGCTTTCAACATTTTTCTTAATTTAGATTCACCAATATTTTTAGCAGTATATAAAATCCCTGTTGGCAAATAATTAGCCAAAACTTGTGTATTTGTTTCCAATGTATTTGGCTTAAAATTAGTCTTCATGGAAAGTTACACCCGTTATAAGTGGCTAATTCACTAGTTGAACAGGTAATATCTCCTGTTGGAGAAGATAAAGAAAAAGAAGTTACAGTACTACCATTCGATGGATCAACGCTTTGAGAGATTGCCGCTTGATATGCATATTTTGATAAATTTTGTCCAACAATTGGGACTTCAGAAAACATTTGAATTAAATTTGCTTTTATAGCTTCTTGCATAGTACTTGTGTTTGGGGCAAGAGTTAAAAAATTAAATGTAACTGGCTTTGGGGTAGGCGCAAGAACAATAACATCGTTTGGATCAACATGTGCTGGTTTTATTTCTAATAACTTATTTTTAACTACATCTACTTCGCTAGGCGTCGGGATAATATCGCTAGCTGATATGGTAAAATATATTGTTACCTGACCTACATCAGGCGTTATTTCTTTGACAAAAACCCTATCAACGTCGCTAACTTTTCTTGCTTGTATTGTTAATTCTGCAACATTAAAATATGCCACCGGATGTTGATAGGCGTATAAATATCTATTTTTAAATGTATCTATTGATTCTTCGTCTGTGCCGCCTTTAATACCATAAAATTGAACAAATGCAGAAGAATCAACGGCAGGTATGGGAGTAACAAAAAATATCTCACTTCCGCTATCTAAATTAGTATTTGCGCCATAAGTAACTGACGAAACTTGTACGCTTGCAAAAGTATATGTTGCTAATATTATGCCGGTTGCAGGCGTTACAGGGGTTCCGCTAACTGGATAATTAAATTCTGTTGGTGATGTTACGGTTATTGCGGCAGTTATATCATATTCAACTTGTGCTGCGCCGCTAATAGTGGCTAGCGCTCCATCTGTTAAATGATGATCGGCTGCCGTAACAGCATAAGCAATGCTGCCGCTTCTTGTTAAGGATAATACCGACATACTTCTTGGTAATATTTGTGCATCAAATAATGTCTGATATTGGATCCCTTCTGACGAAACAAATAAAGTTCCTACAGGAACAATAGTTGAAACGGCGCCCGTTATTGTTATATATCCTATTGATTGATTAGCGGCATTTATTGTAATTCCTTTATAAGACCCCCATCTAACCGCAAATTCACCAGTGGCCGTATCAGGAAACATCTGTATTTGTAGGGCTTTTTGATTAACGTATAGATCATAAAAACCAGAGCCATCTGCAATTAGGAAAGCAGATAGATAATGATTTCTTATGAAGGGTTCTGATTCAGATAATTCATTCTGAAAATCAGTCTTAACCCTATCAACAATTTCCTGTCTATTTAACGGATAATAAATGGTCATACATTATTACGTAGCGCCCTGAATCGATAATAAATTTGTATTTTCCCACAAGATATAACTATTGCTAAAAATAATATTTTGTGAGCGATATATTGTAACATTAATTTGAATTCCATCTGGAATAAAAGATGAATCTGTTATTATTTTTGTAGCTATGTTATCGGTAACCATCCATGATAAACAATCAGATACATAGGTATTAATTAGGCCCAAAATTGTTCGATCATTTCTTGATTGAAATAATAACCAAAGCTTAGAGCCAATCTCATAATTATCATATCCGCTCAATTTATTTCCATGCCAACCGCGTCTTAATTCAACTCTAGGGACTTCATTGGCGGCCGCTCTTTTATCAACTAAAATTGACATAAGAACGGCTGTTTCTAATCCGCGAGTTAAATCAAAATCGCCATTAGCAGCAAATCCTACGTCCCAATAATCTTTTGTTTTGTTTAATAATATATCTGCCATAAAATTTTATTTTCAAATAATTGTTTACAATGTCATAGTTATTTATTTTTATCCATCGACGCATCTTACCATTTAATTTCTTCCAATTTTTCTAAACCATCTGTAATCAAGGTAATTAAATTAGTAATATTTGCTTTTTCAAAATCATATGATTGTTCTTCATAATTAGAATCCTTTATTATTTCTTGTAACATAGCCAAACTTCTTGAACAATGTTGTATTTGCATTTTTAAATTATTTTTTACACCCAATAATTTTAAAATATATGTATCCGGTCTTGACATATTTCACCTTTAAGTTAATAAACCGTAATTTCTAAGAGCTGTATACATTGCATTAATCATCCCTTGTTCTGTTGATGTATAAGTTGCACCCGCCGAAGCCGCGCCACCGGTTTGTCGTGCAACAGGAGTAACAGCAAAAAAACTTATTCCACTTGACCAACAGAAAACTTCATCGTCTGATCCATTATGTAATGTTCGCGCATCATAATAAATACTAGCAATACCGCTGTGATCCGCTAATTCCCTGTTTTGCCAATCATGAGCTAATTCCCCTCCACTATCTACAGAATATCTGTCTCCCCATGCAATAGATAAATTCCCAACAAAATCATCCAAATATCTTGAATTCCATTCAAGACTTAAATTATTTGTCATATTATCAATGAGTTGTCCTTGAAATAATCCAACAATATTATTTCCTACCTTATCGAAAATATATCCAACATCCCAGTTTAAAAATACATTGTTTAAACCGGAGGCATTAAAATAAATAAGTTCATTTTGCCAATCAATTAGAACATCTCCAATATTATCGTTTAACGTTCTATTTACCCAATCTATACTTATCGCTGTAGATGTGTCATATAATAATCCGCTTCCATAATCTATAGACGTTACTCCGCTTAAAAAATTAGCAAAATGACTATCCCAATTTATAGATATTTGTGTGCCGGTGTCCCATAATTGACATTGTTTCCAATCTAACGATAAAAATTCTTGCCAACCCCAAACAAGAGGATGGAAACTAATCGCATATTTATACCAAGAAAATAACTGACTATTTTGATAATCTATTTGTAATCGCGATACCGGTATAAGTTGATCATCAATTCCAAATTGTTGTCTATTATTCCAATCAATTGTTGTTCGGCCATAATAATCAGCCAGTAACCGATTATTATGGTCTAAACTAAGTTTGGGAATCGCGTCATCGTCTTGCAAACTAACCGCTGTTCTTCCTGCGGACGTACGTTTAACAATGGTGCTGGATATGTTTAACGCAGTTGCATTATTAGTCGCGGAATAAGCACTGTTCCAATTGCTTTCCTCCGTTGTTGTCGGAATAACATAGTTAGTCGTTAAGCTAAATACTCCCGTTGCTGATGTATAAGTCAATCCGGTTGCAGAAGAGCTTATTGCTGCACGAGAACGTGCATCCGTATAATATAAATTCGTATTTTCAGTAACGGCCAATGTATTTAATGTCTGCCATGTTTTATCGCCGCGCCAATATTCGCTTGATGTTCCTGGGGTTATAGCCGGCTCATAAGTCCCAGATAAATTTATATTAACACCACCAACACCATCATCAGCAACAGTTAAACTAGTGCTATGCACCCAATTAATTAAACCAGATGAAACAAGATCTTTTGAGCCATCTGTTGCCAACAATCTGGAAGCTGTTGCGCTAATTAATTCTATGTTATTAAATTTATTTTTCCCTATCGTACTAGTAAAATCAACATCTTTTAGTGAATGAATATAAATACTTTTATCTTCTAAAAATTTAATATAGCTTTTTGTAACAGGGCTGCCAAAAATTACTTCACCTATTTTTAATCCTCTAAATCTTTCTTTTGCGCAATATGGAATAGCTGCTAAATTTTCTTCCTGCCCCATGATATTGAATTGCAAATCTAACGTATTAGCCGGCGCATTGGCGCTCATCCCATACGGATATATAGTTTGTATATATGATGTTCTACCGAAATAACCAACTTGCGCGGTCGAATAATCCTTATCATCTTTATCTGGTAAAGTGATATAGGAACGCTTAATCATGTTGGTTAATTTGCTTTTCATATTATTTAAAGACCTGAAAATGTATCAGCCTGTTTAGAAGATTTTTTCTTTTTATCTCTAAATTTCCCTTTAATATTTTTTACAGTAAATGAATCCTTATCTACTAATTTTAAAGTTGTTTTTGATCCGTTTTGTAAGTCATAATTAAATACAACTTCACTAATTAAATATTGACCTTTTACGTTGCAATATTCGTCAACAATATTTACTAATTTATTTGGCAACCATATAGATTTATCCTTAGAGGCATTAAAACCTTGCACTACTGCCATATATTTAAAACCTTCGCATCTTCTTAAATTTAATTCCCACAACGCTCTATTTTGCACCGTTCCATCATCAATAGTCGATGTTTCCATGTGCGTATATTTAATTCTTGAAGGCCTTATGTCTTGGTCAATTGCTTCATTGGTAATATATGTTTCTTTTTTTGGCTCAGGCTGTGTCGATAAATCAGAAAAAGTATTTCCTCCTGCTCCAGAAGGATTTGCCTGCGTAACCATAATATAACGATTATATCTTTTGGTTGTGTCAACATCTACGCTAGCAGATAAAATGGTTGCATATTGCGTGGGATTTGATAATAGCGTTGTTTTTAATATACTATTTCCTGATCTAGTAAATACAATATTGCCTGATCCATCGCTAGTAATTAATACCTGCCTTTTACGCGCGTATTGTTCTATAAAATCAAAACCCCGCATTCCTAATTCTGGCGCAACAATCTCCCCCGCCGAAAATGGCTCTATTGCAACATTAGAACTAACCTTAATATCAGATAAATTAAGAGATTTTAAAAGTATTTTTGTTATATCAACTAAACTAATTGGCGGATTAAAAACTAAATTACCACCGATACAATCATCAATTAAATCGCAAGTTTTATCACGACCGTTAATAGTAATATCATGAGCGGTTGTATCGTAATTTACGGTTATTTTTTCAACCCATCCATTGATAACTGAAGTTCCATTAATTAATATTCGACATTTGCTATTTGTATTTATAGGAAACAAAATATTTTGACTAGAAGTGGCGGTAAATTCAAAAACGCCGCTTAATTTTTCTATACTTATAGTTGCAGATGCTTTTGTGAAAGATCCGCATGGTTTGCCATTTATTTCTAATACCATTGGTTGCGTCATAATTGGCTCGTCAAAATTTTAATTTGCCCACCAATTACGGTAGAATCAAAAACATTGTTCAAAGATAATATTTCGTTTTCATTATCGAAATTTTCATAATATTGATATAACAAAACTGACAATGGCATCTCTTTTGTTTCTACAGAAATAACCTTGCTTATGTTCACTTCTAATTGATCAAAATACTTTCGCGCTTGCGCCCTAAAATTTTCTAATGAAACAATAATATCCCTAGGAAAATTATTGTTATCCATCAAATATCTATATTTGGCTTCTAAGTCATTTGTAATTGCTATTAATTGTTGATCATCGAGATAATTGATGAGAAAAGCATTGCTATATAAATTCAACAACACAAAACAATTAACACAACTATTATAAGTTAATCGGTTCGATAATCTTTGTTTTGCCTGCAAATTTAAAGGATTAATAACGGTATCATCGATTCCAAAATAATAAGCTTTGGAATTCATTTTATATCCGTCTTCAGGCGTTATTGCGACATAATAAAATGAATCAAAAAGATTTTTTGTTTTATCTCCAATAGTAGTTTTATTTTCAATTATTCCATATTTATTGTTTTGATAATCAACGTTAGCGGCATTAAAATCATTTAGGGCGTCATTTTCAGTATTAAATGGCTGTATAATATTTCCTAAATCAGTAGATATTTCCCCCATTTTATCAGCCAAATCCTTTATATTTCCTTGAAAGCTAATCATATATTATCTCTTAAAAAATCTGCTGTATTTTGAGAAATCTGCTCTATCATATCGTCAAACCCAGAAATATTTATTCCTAAAAATTCAGGGAATATATTAAGATAAGCTTCTTGAAATGTTATTGTAAAAATACATTCTCCTACACGTGTCATATCTTCAGAAACGGTATAATTTTTCACAACAACTGTTAAGGCTCCATAAAACGGATGAATCAATATTCCTACGCCTTTCATTTGTAATGAAATAATAAACGCTTCTCTCAATATAAGATAATCGTCACCGGTAATAATTGCCCTTATATCAAAACTTTTTAAATTTTCCCCTAAATCTTCTACGTATCTAAATTTTTTATTAGGATATTCGTGCGTTACAGTTTTTCTAGCATAAGACATATCCGAAGATGACATTAAAAATGGAATCCCATTAAAACTTGCCGAATATAATCTATCTAATAGAGCCATAATATTTATTTAGCAAAAGCTGTCCCATAACCACGATCAACATTAAAATCTAATAATCCTGACGAGCGACTATTTATCCCACCGATAATCCCTGATTTATCATGCACACGCATATCAATATTTACCTTAGATTGATTCATGGCCGCCGGCATATTTAAAGCGGCGGCTTGCCCACCGGAGCCAAATAATGGCGTTATATTTTCGTTTACTCCCCCGCGTAATTTTTGCCATCCTAATGCCTGTTGTTCTTTGCTTGATGTAGATGATGTCATTGTTACGAGTTGTTTAAATTCACTAACAACACCCTTCCAATAATCTCCAGTAAACATTTCCCAATTTCCACTATGTAATAACTTTATGAATTGCGCTAAAGCATATAGTGCAGAAAGTATTGCGCCTCCTATAACAACAAATGGAGATGCTATTATGGTTCCTATTGCAGCAATCGCGCGCATAAGATATAAAACGGGAGACAAAGCCGCCGCTATTAATACAATTGATGCGTAAGTTCTTAATAGTGTTCCATGATTTTTTGCCCAATCTTCAAATATTGGCTCAAAATCAGCTATTATTTTTTTCATTTTTTTTAATGATTCTGCATTGTCATTTGTTCCAAGAATTCCTTCGACTAAATCATCTAAATAAATTCTAAATGCATTATGCGCAACTTCCATCGTTGATGTTGCGGTGTTAAACATTAAATCAGCCGATTTAGCAAATTCAGTTCCTGATGCAGTCATACGATCTAAGGCTTTTTTGATTACTTCAAATTTAACACCTTTTTTAAACCATTTATCCCATCCTGCATCAGTTTTATGAACTTCTAAATACATTTGGTGTAGCATTGGTACGATAGGAATTCCCTTTAAATTAGACAACATTCTGGACGCTCCCCCTCCTCTTTTTTCCATTTTAGTAAACATATCTGTTGTTTCTTCTAAAGTTTTATTGGAAACAATTGCGACCATGCCATATTCTTTTAATCTATTTTTTATATCACCTACTGCAACTTTAGCGGAAAGCAATTGTTGAGAGGAAGTAGCTAATTGCTCGGGAGAAAACGGCATTTCCATGCTTAAAGATTTAACATTTTTCCATACTTGTTCATATTCTGCAGAAGATTTAGTCATTGCTTTTAAACGCAATTTCATATTTTCAAAATTAGAAAATGTTTTAAAAGCATATCCAGCGGCAGCCATTATAGGGAGAGTTAAATAATTTCTTAGATTACCACCTATTGTTTTTAAAGATGAAGATAAACGGCTCATTCTGCTTTGAAATTTAGTTAATTCCTTTTCCTGTTTTTGAACAGCAGTAACCAACTTTTCAAATACTGGGGAAAATTTATCAACTGCTTTAACAATGTAACTTAAATCAAAATCAGCCATTTTTTTGCCTGCTTATTTGTCTTTCTATTTCTCTATTTATCTGATCGTTAATCTTCGTAGCATTAGTCTGAAGCTGTAAAAACTCAGGTAAAGGCATTTCCTCAAGTTCTCTGTATGAAATAGCCCCTTTAAAAAATTTCATTAAATTTGCAATAGCAAAATATAAATCTTCTTCAGGGGTTTCATTTAAGATAATAGCAAAAAATTTGTGAAATACTCTCCTACCAAGCTGATTATTTCATTATATGAAATAACTTCGTAATGGATTTCCAATAAATTTATTTTGCCATCTAATAAACAAACACCATCGCTCAATATAAGTTCTTTAAATAAATCTAAAAAATCATCGAAATTAACGCTTGATGATGTTTGTAATAATTCAACTATATCTTCCCTATTAGATTTTTTGATTGCCTCTATTTCTTCTGTTTTGGTTTTTCTTACTTCTTTTATTAACTCACCCATTTTTTCAAGGCCAATTTTCAATAGTTTTTCTTGTTGGTCTCCATAAGCGCGTTTATAGCTTTGCTGCAATTTAGCGCAAATTTTCCCATGCTTAATAGAAGGCGCTCTCAATAAAAGTTTTTTAGCTTTTACAGTTTCACCATTTTGATGATATTTCACGTCACTTTTTAAAGTGAATTCAAAGTCTTTTTGCATTATTTACCCCGTTAGATTAAACAGAAGTTGAACCTTTAAATTCTAAATCCAATTCGCCATCAGCTCTAGTTTGCACTGTGTAATTATTTGTTAGAGCTGCGTTAGAAACTGTTCTGCTAAAATCTCCTTGAGTTATGCTAATGGCATTATTTGCACCACCCCCTTTCCAACCGCGCGCTCGTTCAATATTTTCTAAAGTTGAAAATAATTTAAATTTAAAATCTGTTACTTTGGTTTCTGCATTATCGGAATAAACCGGCTCTAATGCTCCGCCACCAGCAGATTGAACTTTAAAATTTTGCTCACCCAACCCTTCCGTATATTCAGCGCTATTTGGAATAACAGCTATTACCTCATTATTGATAACAACTGTAGGGGTTGATAATATTATTTTAGCTGCCATAAAAAATTACCTCGATTAAGAATTTGTAGAAAATGAAATTT